CCATCAGGATCAAATTTAAATCTTACTTCTACATCCTTTGTATTTTCACCTACTTTTTCTTCTCGTATAATATTATAGGCTGTGTAAGGGATAACATTATACACACCAAATTTATCAGCTATTTCTAATTTTAAGAAAAAGTCACCATACTTGCACATTTGGCGAATCCACATCCATAAATTAAATTCAATGTTTAAAACATCATAAAATAAGTTATAAAGAATTTTTTGTACTTGTTCGTCCGAACTTTTAATTTGGAGTACCTCACCCATTTCACTTTTTAAAGTGGACTCATCAGATAATATATCTAAAGAAGAAGCAATGATAGCATCTGTATCCATTGCTTCGTAATCTGAGTATAATTGGGTTCTGAGGGTTTGGTAGTTTAATGCAGGGTTATAAGCTGCCATTTGATTGGTAGTATATAACCTGTTATATCTATCAACCATTGAATTAGTTTCAGTGGTTCCTGCCATTTGTTCTTGATTAAAGTCAAGAACTTTAAGTTGACTACCTCCCACATTACGGATTATTACATCTGTAGAAAATAGTCTTTTTAATCTTGTAAATACGCTAGTATCAGCCATGTTATGTTAATATATGAATAAATATTATAAAAGCCAACTAAAATCTTCAGTTCCTCCTTTCCCATCATCCATTGTGTAGGGGTTATCTTTTCCTGTAGAGAAATATGCCCCGTGGTATTCAGTGGTGTTTTTAGAAAATGCTCCTAAAGCAGCTTTTGTTATATCTAATCCGTGTTGTTTAAATTTTAATGCAGTATCTCGTACATATAAGCCGATACCAAAACTCATAACTAAATCATCATTATAACCAATTTGAGCTTCTGCTCTTCCATGTTTCCAAATAAACGTTTTCATCTCTTCTAATAAACGTTTAGATTGAATTGTTACTCCCTTATCACTTACATATTCTTGACATTTACCTATTACCATAGGACGAGTTCTAGTAGACATAGTAAACCCTGCTGTCATACTTGAATTATTTTCATAATTTTGTAAATAAGAATCTACATTTACCATATCAGATTTTGGTGAATAATATAAATTGGGGTAATTACGTTCAATAATAGTTTGAATAGTACTCCATCCTATATTAGCATTTTCAACTACCAATAAAGCATTATTATATTCAGTAGCAATTGCTGTTAAAATATTCCCAAAATCTTTAGTACCTATTTGACCTTTATATTCACCTACTTGAGTTGATGATTCTACATCAAATATATGAAATGCTGAATAATCTTTACCATCACCTCTAGCTACGTCAGCTGAAATTAAATATTGCCTAGTATAGTCGGCTGATTCCCAAATCCATAAATTTTGATCTGCTCCTCTTCTTTCTAAAGGTTCTTTAACTGTAGATTTTTCTATAAATTCTAAATATTCTGGGTAGAAAACTATATCTCCAGAGGTACTAAAATCACAGTCACATTCTTGTGCTGCCATTCTTGGATCACCTAGTAATTCATCTTGCCTATCTCTCCATGCTTGGTCTCGTTCAGGGTGAACAAACCAAGGTAATTTAATAGGTAAAAATTCATTTTCACTTGCTTCAGCCCTAACCCAGGTTTGATGAAACCAATTACCTGTACCATAAGGAGTTGAAAGTGCTATACACCCCCCACCTGTAGCAAGTGTTTGTTGAGCGGATGCCCATATCTCACCAATGTTATCAATAAAGGCGGCCTCATCAATTAATAGAAGGGAAACTGCTTCTGATCTACCAGCATCACTTGATGCTGAAGTGGCTTTAATTTGAGAACCATTAGCTAACCTAAGGGTTAGTTTGTTATTTTCCTCATAATCTACTTTAAGCCATGAAGGTAAATTTTCATACATAAATTTAACCTTTGTAACCATGTTTTTAGCAGTTTCCTGCTTAGTAGCTATACAAAGAATGTTTTTATCCTCATGAAAAATCATTAACCATAAAGAATAACCAGCAGATAATGTAGAAATTCCTAATTGACGTGATTTAAGGATAATAGAGTAAGGATTATCTTCAAATAATTTAAGTACTTTTTCTTGAAAGGGATATAAATGAAAATTAATTCTACCTCTCTGTGGGTGCTGAATCATACAGTACTTCTTCATGAAGTGTATAGGATCTTGAGCACACTTTACGTATTCCTGCCTTATTATCTTTTTAAGATTACTCATTGAGGGAGTGTATAATCTACAACATGTAACAGTAAAAGTATTCCTACTGCCCCAGTCCAAGGTTTTTTATACCATTTATCTACTTGATTTAAATGGTCTAGATGTAAATCTATTTGATTATTTAATAATTCTATTTCTTGATCTCTATATAAAAGAATATTTTCATTATGATCATTTAGCTCTAAATGAAATTCTATTTGTTTTTCTAATTGTCCAATTAAAATAGTTTTAATAGAATCTTGTGTTTCTAAAGTATCTAAAGCTAAAAAGAATTCTTCAAGTTCTATAGCGGGGATTTGAAGAGTATCTTGTGAAAAACAAAGACTAGATACACATAAAGAAAGTGTAATTAGGATTTGTTTCATTTTTTAGCTCTATACTTCTTTTTAAAATCACTAGTAGTTTTTTTAGCCGTAGTAGTTTTTTTAACCTTTGATTTGGTTTTAGCTACTTTTTTATCTTGACTTTTAATTGACTTTTTAGTTTCTGCTTTTTGAGCTTCTACTTTTTTAGCTTTAGCTTTAACTTGCTTAATTTCCTTTTTATTAGTTTCAACCTTCTTTTTAATTTCCTTTGTTTTTTTAGAAGAATTAACAACTAATAACCCTCCTATAAAAGTTAAGGCACCCAAAATGTATTTCCATAATTTCATAACAATAAATATTAATAATTAATAGTTTTTAAAATTTGTTCAATACGTTCATCAGTTGATCCTTTAATAGTATAAAAAATAGGACGGTATTTAAATAAAAGCTTTTGAATAGTTTCATCAATTTCATTTCTATATTCAGCATTTGTTTCACGAATTCCATTATCTTCAATACCTAATCCTTCTGGTGAGATGTAAAATATAAAATCATATTCTTTAATAAATCTAGAAGCATACTCATTAAAGGCATCGGCATCTATATAACTTACTTTTGTAGCACAATTTGTAAAAGACATTACATCAATAATTGTTCTATCAGTAATAAGATTTTCTTGCATTAGTTCTGTTACACGTTCAGCAAGAAATATAGTTTGACCTTCAATAGTAGTCTCATGATTCAAAGGAATACCTAATGAATTAAGATACTTACTTCGTTCAGTAGCAAAATTATAATTTTTAAATTCAGGTAATTCTTTCAACGCATTTACAAGCGTTGTTTTACCTACAGACATTGTTCCACAAAAACCTATTTTCATAATAATGTTATTTTATCCTCCTTGACGTGCTGATTCTCTCATTGCAGGGTTTTTATACCATGGGACTCCATTTCTTTCTCTTCGAACTTCCTTCCATTCTTCTTCAGTATGATAGATCCCATAAATATAATATTCTCTTAACCGTCTCACACCCTGAGGTATGAGAGCTGGTCCTTCCCAATTATGAAGTTTACCATCCCAATGATGTAATATAGTACCATCAGGGGTTTTAGTTCGAGTTGGTTCGGGCCATTTATTATTTTTACTCATTATTTTAATTTATTAGTGTTTTCTTTAGGCATTGTTAATCCCCCCATAAGGTATTCATGTGTATCTCCCATTTCCCAAGGTTCCTGGTTGTTAACAGGGTCGTTTAAAAAGTCATTTATTTCTTTTTGTAGTGATAATATTTGTTCTGCTACTAATGTACCTTGAGCTCCTGATACTGTAATACCTCTAGCACTTAGTGCATCACCTACAAAGTGGACGTTACGGTATGTGGTTAAACTTAAATCTTTATAATTTACAAGTGGTTCAGGTGAAAGGTATTTAACTTCGGGTACATAAATTCCCCAATCATCTCCAAGTGTTGGAAATACTTTTTTCATATCCTCAATAAAGTTTTCAATATATTTAAAATATCCTTTAAATGCATCTCTTACTTCCTGGAGGCCTGATTCTCCAATATAATGTGCTTTGACCCAATCACCTTCTGAAGTGAGGGTTTTATCTTTATTTGAAGGACTATAGTAGAGACCTGCTTTGTATTTAGCTTCATATCTCCCTATTGCTTTTTCCCCATTTAAACCTTCATTACTTACAATGTCCAATTTTTGCACTTTAGAAACTAATTCACGAGACCAATCAAATGGTTTATCAATGCCTTTAACTTCCATTAAAATACCAAAATTAGTCATATCGTTTCTATGTTCTTCTCCTTTTTTAGCATGACCATTATAGCTATAATCGCCATATGTTTCTTCAAGTGCTACATAAGCTGCATTATTGTTTGTACAAAATGAACGAAGTGATACACCTTCATCTTCAAACTTACGATATAACTTAAAATCATAACTTACATCAATTAGTTTTTGGAAATGTTTTTGGGGTGCTTCAAACCTAACACCAATTTGTACTGGTTTTGATTCTGTTGGTAGATCATATTCTTCTGCTAATTTTTTACCAAAGTCAATTCCAGATTTACCTACACCAAATATAAGTGTATCATAACCTATCCAATCATTA